TAGAAATCTATGCAACGCCTGACATTAGCTTGCTGTCTTTGATAAGCAATGCTCTTTAATGTTGGGTTGTTATCGTCGCCAAGTATGTTACCGCCCCGATAGCCTTTAGCGATCGCTTCTGGCAATTGATTTGGCTGTAACGTGATTAAAGTTTCTGTTGTCATTTTTGCAACATTAATTATTAATATGATATTATCAGCTTAATCTGAGTTAATGGGGCGTGATGCCCTAATTAATAAAAGATTGCGGAAAAGACTAGAAGTGATTTCTACCTTTGAGCGTGATGCCCCCGCTACACAGCAAAGCACTCAAAGTTAGGAATCATAAATATGGCAGCTTTAACACTATTAGAAATGGCAAAGCAAGCCCGTGAGACGGGAGACGTTCTCAAGGCTGGTATTGTCGAGCAGTATGCGGGTAATTCTCCGATCCTTGACGTTATTGCGTTTGAAGAAAGAGCAGGCGGTGTCGTTGAGTGGCTGCAAGAGAAGCGACTCCCCGTAATGGCTAACCGTGCAATCAACGAAGGCTTTACTGCTGATGTTGGTGAAGTTGAACGACGGATCGAGAAAGTCGTGATTGCTGGTGGCGAAATCAAGATCGATACGGCTGGTTTAAAGCTGTATGGCGAAAACGTCTTGACTACTCAAATCTCAATGGCGCTTAAGTCATTACAACTTTATTTGCGCTACCAAGATGCAATCAGTAATCCCACAATTTCGGGTTACGTTGTCCAAACCAAGAATGACATCGGCGTTGAAGCCCCTACATTTATGGGGGTCCCTTGGTTTCCTATTGAAGAAGACGCAGAGGGCGATCAAATTCTTGGTTTTACCGAAGTTGGAAGCGGCGGCGGCGGGGCTGTAACCTCTTCAATCTACATCGTTGCATTTTCTCCTGAAGACCTTACAGGTATTCAAACAGGCGGTATTGACGTGCGCGATATGGGAGAGATGCAGACAGAAACTAAAAGACTGATTCGTATGGATTGGTTGAACAATTTCGCAACTTATAACCCTCGTTCCTTTGTTCGCCTTGCTGGTGTAAAGGACGCTGCTTTTGTCGCTTAAAAATATCAATTACGTGATGTCACGTAATTGATATTTTGCAATGCTTTCAACCCAATTAAAGAGAAAATTATGGTTTACTCAAGCGCTTTTAGATCTACTCTCCCTAGAGCTAATAACTCTACCAACACATCGCAAATCGATGCGTTAACAACCCTACGCGATCACGCAGCGGCGGCTATCAGTGCAACTACTAATGGCACTCCCATTGAATATCCTTTTAATGCCGAAGAATCGGTAAAGGTGATCATTAATCAGGCTGCTTACTCTAGCTATGCGGCTGGTACTGTTCATTGGACTCTATCTCTTGAAGTTTGCGACACTGTTGGCGGTACTTATAGGCAAGTCGCCTCTATTGCCCCCACCGTAGCGGCTGGCGCGGCTCTCAATGGTCAAGAGGTCTTTTTGAGTGGTGAACAAATCAATAAAACTTTTGCTAATGCAAGGTTTTTAAGAATTGTCGCAACTAAACTCAGCACAGCAGGAAACCTCGTTTTTGGCGCTTACCTCGTCCCATCTGGTCACTAATTTATGAAGATCAATCTTTATCACCCCAAAACAGGGGAATTAAGACGAATCCACCACCATGATGTTGAGGGCTGGATTGTAGACGGATGGCTAACAGCGCCCCCCGATCTAAATCCGATTGTTGATGAAGAGCCAGAAGCGATCGCACCAAAGTCAAAAGCTAAAAAATCTACACCTGTAGATACTGAATAACTAAACGGAATAGGCGATCGCAAGGTCGCCTATTTTAATAAAAATGAGTTGCGCTCTTGAAATACCAATCGAAAATTTTGCGGACAATCCGATAGTTATTGGTTTCCCTTGGAAAGCATCGTTATCTTTTGGTGTGGGTACTCAGGCGACTTTTGTTGGTGCCGATTTATTGCTGTACGATATCTTTTTTGCGATCGCGCCAAACGCAAAATCGTCTATTAGTATTGCCCCTACTGTTACAAAGTACTCTAACGGATTAGCGGAATTTGAATTTAGTGCAATTCAGACAGGTGCCATGTCCCCCGCGGGTCGATGGACTGGACATTGTTTTTTGCAGTTAATAGCTGGAGGATCGCCAGAATATTTTATAGAGATCTCCCCTTACGTCGTTAATCCTGTACCAATGCCATGACGCAAATAGTTAAAGTCCTTAACTCGCCAACACGAATTATTAAATCTGCACCAATCCAGATTAATAACACTGGCGTATCAGCTAAGCAAAAATCCATAAATTTTAGTTATGGCGATGTGACTACACAGACGATCTATGCATTGACGGCAGGGCAGCGGATTACTCAGGTTGAAATTGTTTTTGATGTTGCCTTTAATGTCGTTTCTACTATTTCTGTAGGAGATAGTGGCAACACTCAGAGATTAATGACTACAGGACAAAATAATCCGCTTTCTACGGATGTTTACGCAACGACTCCGTTTTATAAATATGCGTCAAATACCAATATTTTGCTAACTCTTAATACTGGTATGGGCGCTACTCAAGGATCAGGCGTTGTTATTGTTTATTACGAATAGGAAAAAGAAATGGGGCTGTTTAAAGATCTAAAAGGTACGACAGAAAGCATTTTTCGCGTCGGCGTAAATGCTTGGAAAAATATTACGGGTGGGATTGCTGCTCGTAATGCTGCTGATAATGCCGACGTAAAGGTTCAAGCGAGCCAATTTGAAACAACTGGCAACACTGGTCTGATTATCAACGCTGACGCTGCTAATACAGGCGCGGATTGGTCTATTACAATCAATCGTCCTGCAACTGGTATGGCGGCTGGCTACACGCTGACATTGCCTACTACAGACGGATCGCCGTCTGAGTATTTGCAGACGGACGGCAGTGGCAATTTAACATGGGCTGGGGTGGGCGGATCTGCCGACAAAATGGCGGTTGATACCACTTCGCTAGCTTTTGGTACGTCTTCACCATTAACACTGTTTACGACTCCAGCTAATGCCGTAATCCATAAAATCCAAATCGTTATTGATACGCCTTTTAATGGCACTGCTAACGTAACTGTGGGGATTGCTGGCACTACCTCTAAATATATGGGCTCGTCTCAAAACGTCTTGCAAGGCATCGCTAAAGATGTTTACGAAACGAATCCTGGAGAGGCGGCGGCTAGTGAAGCTTTGATCGCTACTTACGCAGCAGGTGGCGCTAGTGCTGGAGCTGCTAGAATCTTGGTGTATTACTCTGTACCATCATAATTAAATGAGCTTAATACCTGATCTAAAGGGAATCACTAATACTAGCTTCATGCTTAATGCTGGAGCTAGTCAAAGCGGATCTGACTGGCGAACTATTTTGCAATTACCAGCAACGGGTCAGGGCGCAAATTTAACTTTTACTTTGCCGCCAAATTACGGAACTTCGGGACAGATTTTACAAACCGATGGCACGGGTGTAATGACTTGGGTTACTAATACGGGCGGATCTGGAATTAGTGAGGAGTTGGCGATCGCCTATGCAATAGCACTATGAAAATATTAATTACGAACTACACATTTAACGCAGCCTCAAGAACAGTTACGTTTTTGGGCTATTCGCGTATTTTGCTCGATTCAATTCTGATAATCACAAACGTCGCATCCAACACAATTATTTATAATTTTGCGGGGTCTGGCAAGGGCGGGGCCGTATCAGGGAATGTACTTACGCTTGATTTTGACACTAGCGCAATGTCAAACAGCGACCCATTGCAGATTTACTACGAAGATGCGGCGATAGTTCCTGCGACGGTGCAAGAGCAGCAAAACACTGAAGATTTACTTTATTTGCTATCAATACAAGGGAATGCATTAGGCAAATTAGCTGAAATGGTTGATGGTGCAAATATTCGGGCGGTTTTACAAGCTAGCGCCGCTGTGATTGGCGCTGTAACTCAAAGCGGGACATGGTCTA